TTAATATAAGCTAAAGTTATTGAAAATTGAGCATTTGGTGTAGGTGCTACTACCCAAAATTCAGCATCCCAGTTACCATAATACTTTGGAATTCCAGAAGCTGTGTTTGGAGTGTTGTAAAATTCAGCCATAAAACTAGTATCTTTTTTTTCCAAAAAAGTTTGATTACCCGCTGCATCAGTTAATTGTGCATATCTAATGACTCTTAAATCACCTGGAATAGTTACATATCTATTTCCACTAACTAAAGCAGATGTTGCGTAAAATCTATTATCATCACTATCTGCTTCTCTATAAATTTTGTTTTCGGCATTTTTAATTACTGTATTTAGTACACCTGATGTAAACACACCGTCATCAACTTCAGTATAACTTCTAATATCATCTTGTAAGTTTGCTAAAGTGTAAGCCATTATTTAACGTTTCCTTTATATTTTAAACGTATCTTTTTTTGTTTAGCCGTTTCTTCATATATTTCAAGATGCTCATCAACTTCACATTGACAAGATTTAATATTAAAAATTTTACAAATAAGTTTTTTTATCCAATTCCAAATTTTATTCATCATAATTAACTTCTATCATTTAGTGGGCCGACTGTACACTGTAAACCGCCCCCTGTTTCTGTGGATGTTGCATTACTTGCTAATGTAACATTTACACCATCAAATTGAGTTGTAAATTCAGGTTGACCACTACTTTTAACTTGTGTTGTGTTCAAAGAAACTACTTTATAAGCACCAAAAACTTTAGCTCCAACAGGATGAGTTCCTGCTTTTGTAGGTTGTGGTGAAACACCTCTATAAGGTGCACTTGTTCCTCTAGTACAACCTGTAAAATTATCAAAGTTTCTTCCGGTATATTCTATTGTTTCATTTTCAAATAAACCTGTAATTGCATTTACTTTTTCAATCATAAGAAAACCAGTAGTTGGAAAATGTGTTCCTGTTTGTACAGTAATTGTTGTATCAGTAAGTGTAGCAGCTGTGTCCAAAGTTGTAGACAATTCTAGTGCAGGACCTGAAGCACCTGTAACAACTGGAACTCCTCCTACAGAAGACTTTACATTTCTAAGTCTAACAAAATCATTTATTTGTAAATTACCATTTGGAAAATCTATTTTTAAAGTTGTATTTGTAGCTGTAGTAGTAATTGGGTTGTCGGGTAAAAAATCAGGAGTTGGAAATTCAGTTCTATCTGGTCTTACATTTAATAATGCAACACCATCACCTCCCATTGGTTTTGGTTCAAGTTGTGGTTGTTTTGGTTCAAATTCCGTGTAATGAACAAACGCACCATTCCATTCTTTGACCATTTCTCTATATGGAAATTCCATACCTGATCTATCGGAAATTGCTTTTGAATGTCTTCCTACTGCGTACTTAGACATTAGTTACCTATAGGTTTATCTACATTGCCGCTTGCTTTTACTGTTAAAGAAATTATATCGTTTACATCCATAGCGCCTAACAAAGAATTAAAATCTCCAATAGGTAAAGGTTCGACTCCTATTTCTCTAACTGCTCTTACATAATCTTTATATTGTTCCATAATTAAATTCCTGGGTAATAAGCTTTTGGTGTAATAAATGTACTTGAAGCTGAACCATCTTCTTGTAATGCTCTTTGAAATTCATCTTCATAAAGTAATTTTAAATTTTGAGTTAATTGTGGTTGGTATTTCATTGATAAATAATACGCTAAACCTGAAACCATGCAAGGTATAAATCTAAAGGGCATGTCGGTTGCATTAGTGTAAGCACCAACATCTTGAATTCTTTTTATATAATAAAAATGAACATCTTTAGATGCAGATGTTGAATCTGGTGTAGGGTAAATACTTATACTGACGTGATCTATAAATCTTTGAACCCAATATTGATTAGGTGTACCTTGAGAAAGTTTATTTGAAAAAGCAGCATAAGTTGATCTATCAACTTTAGTCATAGGACTGTCTGATTGATTTGTACCTGTTCTATTAGACCTTAATTGTGCTTCAAGGACATCGGACATTCCGTAAATACCATTTGGATTTGACGTAGCACTCGTACCATCTGCAGTTGATCTAAAAAATTTATATTCAGGTTGACCTTGTACTAGATCTAAATCAAGTTCTGCTATTTCCCAATAGTGGATACCTCTATTGCCCCATTCCTGAAGCATTATATTTAAAGATCTTCTTGAGGTTTTTAATTGATACCCTGTAACGTCTTGCTGTCCTAGTCTTTCAAAAGCCTCTTCTATTATTTCATCAATAGAAAAAGTTTTATCAAAAGTAGTTGTTCCAGAAGTTGCGTTAGCCATGAGCTTACGCTCCAGTAATAGTTAATGTAACACTTCCGTCTGTACCACCAGTTTGAGTAAGTGTAGCACAAATTCCGTTTACAAATAAAATACCTGAACCTGGAACAAATAAATCTAAACCTTCAGTTTCAAATCTGTAAGTAGCTTTTAAATTTCCTGCACCTGCTGCACCTGTTGTTGCTGCATCATGCAAAAGTAAAACAGAACCTGCTTCACCTCTTCCTTGAATAGAAGTAACTCTAGATCTTGCTGCTCTTAAAACAGAAATTGTACCAGTAGTTTTGTTTAATGTTGTTTGATCTGATTCCATATTATTCTCCTTAAAATTAATATGTGGGGCCGAAGCCCCACACTAATTATTTATTACGCTGCGAATGCAAATGCGCCAGTAACAGCTGCTGCTGCACCACCCATTTTACTTGCAATATTCCAAGTACCATCTGTGTAACATATAAAAGCAATCATGCTTCCAGTAGTAAACAAATTAGTAACTGCACCTGCTGGTGTGAAAACTAATTGAGTTTCACCTGCTGCAGAAATGTCATAAGTCACTTCATTTGCCGCTCTTGATTCTATTACAGAACTTGTAGCCCAAACATCTGTTCCAGCTGCGTTAATAGTTAATGTGTTTGTACCACCTGTTGTATCTTTTGATTGTACATAAACACAAACTGAACCTGCAGTTGCTGCTGGTAATGTTCCTACTGCTGCTGCACCGCCTGCGTAGTTAGTAACGTTAAGTGAATTATTGATGAAAGCCATTGCTCCACCAGTTGCTAAATCAGTAACTGTTAAACCAGTTAAATCAGGCATACCTGAACTGTATCTAGTTGTAAAAGCACCTGTTGTATTATTTTTAGTTGCGACTTGAAAACCTGCTTCTGATCTTACCGGTCCGCTAAATGTAGTATTTGCCATGTTAATATTCCTCCTAGAATATAATAAATGTAGTCCCTAGGGGTTGTCGACTATACGCGTCTACATTTAATTTATTATTTTTGTATAGTAAGAATATTATACGTTATTTTTTAGTAGAGTGCAAGAGATCCTAAGGTATTTATGCATTTCAGCGATGTAGCTTTTGATTAAGTAGCTACAGAAACTTGTGGAGCAACACCTTCTGCAGTGTTTTGTCTGTGAGCAATCTCAGCTTCTTCAAGCTTAATGTCAGTAATAACTTGCTTAACTTTGTCATCAATTCTGACCATTTCAAGAGTATATCTACCATTAGACAGATGCTCTTGTTCCCACTTCAACTCCAAGGACCTTTTTGCTTTGTATAGGTCTTGTATCATCAACAACCTCCTCATAGGTTATCCTGTTCATTCGGTCATCATAAGAATTCCCGATATGTTCCCAGTTTATACTTTTTTCTCCCAGTTTGTCAAGGATTGATTGTTCTAGAGAAACAGCATTATCTTCCGCATAAACATTAAAGTTTGCGTAATGACTATATGCCCATATTTTTACTGTGAATTGTTTCATGGTTTTTTCTTTCTATTTGTTAATTGTGGCGAGAGTGTGTCCCGCCACAAAAATTTTCTTATTTAATGATTATGCTCCTGGCGAACCAAAGATACCTCTAGGGTCAGAAACTCCAAAAGAGTATCTTTCTCTAGCTTTGTATCTTACGTTACCAGTGTCAAAGTCGCCTTCCATTGCAGTTGTCAATGGTGCTCTGTTGAACATTTTCATACCGTTAGGCACGTCTGTTAAGATATAGAACGCATCTGTATCTGTTAGGTAATTGTTCACTCTATAACCTTGAGGAACCATACCCATAGATACGATTGCATTGATATCATTATCAGCTGTTCCAGTTCTACCTTGAGACTTCATAAGTCTCTCAGCTGTAAATTGTAGCTCAGAAGGAA